GGAATGACTTATGAGTGACTTTATATGGGTTGAAAAATATAGACCCAAAACAATTGATGAATGTATTCTCCCAGAGAGTATTAAGAAAACCTTTAGTGATTTTCTAAATAAAGGTGAGATACCAAATATGCTTCTTTCTGGGCCTCCTGGTGTTGGAAAGACTACGGTAGCAAAAGCATTATGTAACGAATTAGGAGTAGATTATTATGTCATTAATGGATCGGATGAAGGACGGTTTCTCGACACTGTTCGGAACAACGCAAAGAACTTCGCATCAACAGTCTCTCTATCGTCTGAGGCAGGCCATAAAGTCATCATCATCGACGAAGCAGACAATACCACTTCCGACGTACAACTCCTTCTTAGAGCGAGTATTGAGGAGTTCGCCAACAACTGCAGATTCATCTTTACCTGCAACTATAAAAATAAAATCATCGAACCCCTCCACTCCCGTTGTGCGGTTGTCGAATTTGGAATCAAAGGTCAAGAGAAACCTAAAATCCAAGCAGAGTTCTTCAAGAGACTTAATACCATCTTGGAATTCGAACGGATTGCCTCCGATAAGAAAGTCCTCATTGAACTCATCAGTAAACACTTCCCAGACTGGAGAAGAATCCTAAATGAGTGTCAGAGATATGCTGTTGGTGGTAAGATAGATAGTGGAATACTTGCAACATTTTCAGACGTTAGTGTAAATGACCTCGTTAAGAACCTTAAGGAAAAGAATTTCCCAGAAGTTAGAAAGTGGGTCGTTAGTAATTTGGACAATGATAGTTCTGTACTTCTACGCCGTATCTACGATGCTCTTAATAACGCCTTGGTTCCTAATACTATTCCCTCCGCCGTTCTTATTATTGCGAAGTACCAATACCAGATTGCGTTCGTTGCGGATCAGGAAATAAATTTACTTGCAGCATTGACAGAGATTATGGTAGAATGTAAGTTCAAATGAGACTCAAATGAAAGTATCTAAACAAGTTGAGGATAGTGTATCAGAAGCTATCACTAGTCTTCGTAATGCATTAGCATTTGCAGCAAGGTCTGAAGAACCATATATTGCAAAGCATATTGCAGATAAAATTATGGAACTTGATAATCTTATTAAGGTTAATCAAATATTAGATAAATTGGAGGTAGAATGAAACAGAAACAAAGGCACCAAGTTAAATCTAGGTGGTATTACATCTTCTGGGGTACTGCTACAGTAGCAGTTGTTGCTGGTCAGATATTTGTTGGAAGTGGTTTCCGTAGAATGGCAGATAGTCTTGACGATGTATTAGATTCTCCTATAATATTAGATATTGGTCCGAGATCTCCAATGTATGATCATCCGATGCTTATTCCATGAAACACCTTGAGTGGCCTACAATCATATTTTTTTCAGTAGTTCATTTGCTTGCATTATATGCATTGCAATTTGCTAGTTGGGATGTATTTTGGTTAATGATATTTTGGTCATGGGTTACTGGATGTTTAGGACTTACATTAGGATACCATAGGTTACTCACACATAAGTCATTTGAAGTACCAAAGTGGTTAGAAAGAATCTTTGCTACTTGTGGTGCATTGAGTACAGAGTATGGTCCAATAGAATGGGTTGGATTACATAGGCAACATCATAAATGGTCTGACCAAGGAATGGATCCTCATAATATTAATAGAGGGTTTTGGTGGGCTCATATAGGATGGATGTTGTTTAGAGTACCTGGTGAGAAGAGAGTTAAAAGATATGCAGCAGACTTAAGAAGAGATCCATATTATAGATGGTTAGATAATAACTTTTTAACATTACAAATCCCCCTTGCATTTCTTTTGTATAGTCTTGGTGGATGGACTTATGTATTATGGGGAATACCAGTTAGAATAGTAGTGGTATATCATTTAACATGGTGTATTAATTCTTTTTGTCATACATGGGGTGAAAAACCATTTAATCATCCTCATGAAGCACGTAATAATAGATGGTTAGGATGGATTGCTTTTGGTGAAGGTTGGCATAACAATCACCATGCATATCCTTCATCAGCAAAACATGGTTTACAAGGTCAGTTTGACTTGACTTGGTATATTATAGTATTATTAGAAAAACTTAAATTAGCAAAAAACATTCGTCTACCTTCATTATGATAATAAGTGAATCAGATGCTCTTTGGGCTGCTGATCAGTTTATTGATTACTTTGGAAGATTTAAAACTATTGAGGATTATATTCGTCTTACCAAAGAAGCAGCAGTTAAACAAAGAGGTACTTCAATATTTTCTTTAAAGGGTGAATTTTTTAATGAAGATATTCCTCCAGATGAGATGGAGTTTGAGGTTAAGTTTGTTGGGGAAAGATTCCAACAATCAGTTCCTCAAGAATATTTTCATAATCTTTTAACTGCAACTTCATCTGCAATTATTGAGATGAATATTCCTGGTAGGGAATTGCGTTGGATAGTATATGAAAAGAATAGTCAGAAGATAGTAGGGTTTATTCGTTTTGGTTCTCCTACTATCAACTCTAAACCACGTAATCAATGGTTAGGAGAACCAGCAAATCTATCTTTATTAAACCGTCATACTTGTATGGGATTTGCTATTGTTCCATCTCAACCATTTGGATATAATTATCTTGGAGGTAAGTTACTTGCATTGATGTGTGTATCTCATTTTGCAAGAGAAGAAGTAAGTAAAGTATTTGAGAAAGATATAGCATTATTTGAGACTACTTCACTGTATGGTTCTACAACCTCTGCATCCCAGTATGACGGTCTTAAACCGTTCATAAGGTATAAAGGTTTAACGGATAGTAAGTTCCTTCCCCTGCTCCATAACGAGGCATTCCATCGACTTCATGATAGGTTTACCCTATTAAATAATAATACACCTCTTACTGATAATAGAGCATCTTCTAAAAAGTTAAAAAGACAGACAAAGATGATTTCTATTATTAGAAATAGTTTAAAGGATAAGGAGAAGTTAAAAGAGTTTAATGATGTTATTAGTAATGCTTTCACTCTTACACAGAGAAAGAGAGCATATACATCTGATTATGGATATGCTAATATAAGGGAGGTTCTTCTTGGTAAAGATGACAAATTGGTTCGTGGTCCTAATTGGGATAAGTTTCATCTGGATAATATTATTTCTTGGTGGAAGAGAAAAGCAACCAAGAGATATGAAAATCTTCACAGAGATAATCGCTTTAGATCTAAAGTCGAACTCTGGACAGAAGATGATGACATTCAAATTATAAGATGATTGAAAAGTATATTATTCTTTCAATACTTTTTTTAGAATATTTTGTGCAAAAATTCTTATGTGGGATATACTATAGTTGGCAATCATTTGGATACTGGAACTTCAATAGGAAACTACCGAAATGACTGAACTTAAAGACTGGTTAAATTCTATAAACTTTACCAAGGAGAATTTGGTAGAGGAAGATCCTGATGTTATAAAAGGATATGCTCCATACATTATTAATCGTTGTTTATCTGGTAATCTTGATTGTATTATGTTTGTGAATGAGATGAATAAATATTCGTTTCTTGATAAAGACATGCAATATTCATTTTATCTAAATACTTTGAGAAAAAAGAAAAGATTTAGTCCCTGGCTCCGAAAGGATAAAGTCACAGACCTCGAAATCATCAAACAATACTATGGTTATAGTAACGAAAAGGCAGCAAATGCTTTGAAGATATTAACCCCCGAACAAATTAAATTTATTAAACAACGACTTGATACTGGAGGAATGAGATGACTGCAACAGCTGAGCCCATTGTGGAATGGACGCAGGATAGCATGGTAGAGGTCATGCTAAATGAACCAGATGATTTTCTTAAGGTTAGAGAAACCTTAACAAGAATTGGTGTAGCAAGTAGAAAAGAAAAGAAATTATATCAGTCCTGCCACATTCTTCATAAGCAGGGAAGATATTTTATAGTTCATTTCAAGGAGTTATTTGCCCTTGATGGAAAACACGCTAACCTTACTTCTAACGATGTTCAGCGTCGGAATCGTATTGCTCGTCTCCTTGCTGATTGGGGTCTCATATCTATAGTAAAGGAAACTGATGTTGCTGACATAGCACCTCTTAATCAAATTAAGGTTCTTGCATACAAAGACAAAGGAGATTGGATACTAGAACAGAAATATAATATAGGTAAAAAGACCAAACCGCAGGAAACCGAATAAAAATGTAGGGGATTCAACATCCCCTTTTTTTATGGTCTGTGCTATAAATATAGATGAACGCCGAAAGGGTTCACAAATCACAAACTCGCTTAGTAAAGGAGCTACTATCATGGGTAATCTAGCAAGATATCGTGCTGCTGACCTTCCTGAATTAATGGAACGCATCACGAGAAACAGTATCGGTACAGAAGAGTTTCTGGATCGATTTTTTAATGTCCCTGCACAGACAAACTATCCCCCTTATAATATCGTTCAGGTAAACAATGTAGAAACAAGGCTTGAGGTTGCTCTTGCTGGTTTCAAAAAGAAAGACATTAAGGTTTATACTGAACATGGTAAACTTATTATTGAGGGTGGTAAAGAGGAGACTACTGAAAAGTCTAATTATGCCCATCAAGGATTGGCACAAAGATCCTTTAGTAGATCCTGGACTATCTCTGATGATACTGAAGTTAAATCAGTTGATTTTGAAGATGGATTACTAACAGTTAATGTTAGTAAGATTGTTCCAGAACATTATGCTCGTAAAGACTGGCTTTAAGGAGGTGTATCATGAAACTCACTACTCCATTCAGCGTTATTAAAAACGCTATGAGTGACATCCGCAGGATGCACGACTTCA